TGACAAGGCCGCCCAACTACTTGCCACCAGCCTACGAAACACCACAGGGGCAACTGACGCACAAATTAAGTCAGTCGAAGCGTTCATAACTAAGACGTCTATTGCCGCCGCTGTTGCTGATGATGAACTACGGCCAGCCTTTGACAAATTAGTTAGAGGTACTGGTGACGTCACCAAAGCGCAAGACTTAATGAACTTGGCACTAGATATTTCAGCCGGTACAGGCAAAGACTTAGGCGCCGTATCTGACGCCCTGTCAAAAGCATTTAACGGGCAACTGGGGCCACTAAAGAAGTTAGACCCAGCCCTAGCAAGTCTGATTGAGAACGGCGCTAGCACCGACGAGGTTTTTGCCGCATTGGGCAAGACATTTAAGGGTGCCGCCTCGACTTCAGCAAATACGGCTTCAGGCAAAATGAAATCTTTCACCATTCAAATGGGCGAATTCAAAGAATCTGTTGGCGCCGCCGTATTTCCAATAGTCGACAAACTGTTACCAGCGTTCAAATCTGTTGCCGATTTCGTAACCAACAACACCACCCTGGTGGTCACTTTGGGCGCTGTCATTGGCGGTTTGGCTGTTGCCATTATTGCTGTCAATGCCGCAACCACAGCATGGGCCGCAACAACAAAAGCCGCCGCCGCAATCCAAGCCGCCTTTAATGCAATCATGGCGGCCAACCCAATCTTTTTGATTGGTGCCGCCATCGTTGCTGTTATTGCAATTCTTGTTTTATTGCAAAAAGAATTCGGAATCTTTGACGGTGTTATCAGAGTTGTTGGCGCCGCTTTTGGTGCTGTGTGGGGCGCTATCAAAAGCGTGTTTGATTGGGTCAAGAATAACTGGCCTCTAATTCTCGCTGTCATTACTGGCCCGTTTGGTTTGGCTATAGCGTTTGTGGTCAAGTTTAAAGATGACATTATGGGCGTATTCAGCCTGATTTATAACGGAATTAAAGCAACTATGGGGTTTGTTGCCGATGTCATTTCAGCACCGTTTAAAGCGGCGTTTAGGGCTGTGGCAAGTCTGTGGAATAACACCATTGGCAAACTGTCTTTTAAAGTTCCTAGTTGGGTGCCTGGCATTGGCGGTAGTGGATTCGATGTACCAGACATTCCTATGCTTGCCGAAGGTGGCATAGTCACAGGCCCAACCTTGGCAATGATTGGTGAAGCAGGCCCCGAAGCCGTTATCCCATTATCAAAAATGGGCGGTATGGGTGGCAATATAACTGTCAATGTCAACGGCGGCATATCGACATCACAAGAAATAAGCCAGGCCATTGTTAAAGCACTACAAAATTATGTGTACCAGTCAGGCCCCGTACCAATTAACACCAGGTCAATGTAATGCCTACAACGCCCTGGGTATTTCTTTTAAACGGTGTTACTGACATTACTAGCAATATTCTTTCGGCTTCTATTACGCAAGGCAGAGAAAAGTACCTAGACAACTACGGCGGCGGTTCCCTGTCAATAACAATTAACAACAACAGTAATTTGGCTAACAGTTTCAATTTCAACGACACAATTTTCGTTTATAACTCAAGTACTACGGCAGGATTTAGAGACACTTTCGCTGTACAACAAATAACATTTAATGACCACCCAGGAAACACAGGACTAAGCACAGCCACCATTTTTTGTGTAGACCCGTTAAGTCGAATGGGCAGATATCAGGCAACGGCACAAGTGTTAAACCAGTTGATAACAACGCTTCAAATGGAAGCGTTTAATAGTGACCCATTGCCCCCTGATGTTTTGTATGTTTACAGCGGTTTTTATGGTCTTGGTTCTTCGGTTGCCTCAGCCCAAACATACACCGGCACAGTCTTAAACCAACTAAACCTTTTGCAGGCAACCGAAAGAGGATTGCTAAGAACAGGTAAAGCCTTTACAAGTTTGACCGCCCAAACCGTGCAACCTGTTAGTAGAGGTTCAATATATAACCAACTAACTACAGCGTTTAGTTTCGGTCGCAATACTTCTTCAACAGTTATTGCCTACAAAACTTTTGAACGAATTCAAAACGGCGTCACTTTTATTAACACGGCCACCATTTCGCCTTTGGGTTTGTCTAGCGAAACCAGGACTAACACGGCTTCAGTAACCGCTTATGGTGAAGCCTTTTACAACTCTTCTACAGTCGACTACAACGCAACCCAGGCACAAGGCAACGGCGATTGGATTGTCAACACCTTTTCAAATACCACAGATTTACGCTTCAAAATAGGGTTTACCGACCGTATGCAAAACTCATCGGCGTACACCACATTTCTAGCAAACTTCCCTGGTATCGCTTTTAGTCTTGCTTACCGTGTACCGGCCGCTGGTTCCGATACAACAGTCAATGTTGTTTTAGAAGGTTGGACTATCAACATTACGCCTGAACAAACCAGTTATGAACTATCTTTTAGTCCGTTGAGTTACTACCAATTTTTTACGCTTAATTCGTCATTTTTAGGTATTTTAGACACCAGTCGACTCGGCTGGTAAAGGAGAAACATTATGGCTACACCACCAGATTTCAGTTCGGGCGCAGTCCTGACAGCAGCACAAATGAACGCTGTAGGTTTGTGGCTCGTTAAAACCCAGACGATTGGTACGGCCGTTTCTAGCGTGACCGTGACAGGCGCTTTTTCAACTGACTACGACCATTACAAAATTATTGTTCAAGCCAACTCAATTGCCGCAGGTGGCCCTTACATGACTTTGCAACTTGGGTCAACGACCACTGGATATTATTGGGGTGCAGCTGGCGTTATTTATTCAACTGGCGCTTTTTCAGGTATTACTACGAATAATGGTTCTAGTTGGAATCGTTTAGGCCCTGGCACCACTGTTGGCATGGCAGGTGTTTACGATTTGCTGAACCCATTTAAAAATGAAAACACTATTATTACTGGCACTTACGCAGATGGCTCTGCAGGTTCTGCCGCTGTTGGTTCGGGAATTTTAGACAATACAACTAGTTACACGGCTTTCACTGTTGGCGTCACATCGTCAACAATGACAGGCGGAACAATTCGCATTTACGGATACAGGAACTAGACATGACAATTGACGAATACAAGGCCCTATACCCACAGGACGCCGTTTACATTCAAGTAGACGACACCGAACGACTTATGACTGACGAAGAATACGAAGCATGGGTCGCCGAAGGTGTTTACAACAGCAACCATCCGAGACCATGAAAACGCTTGGGATTGTTGCGCTTTTGGCTGTGGCCCTAATGTTTGTTGTTACTAGTTGTAGCGACAGAACCCGTGACACCTGTGTAGAACAACCCGAAGCGCCCAGGTGCATACCATGAAAAAACGATTAACAAACAGCGAAATTAAAGCCCGACTGGTTTTTATGGTTGGCATTACTTTGTCGATGGTATTTGGCATTTCAATGGTGGCAATTTTGTACTCACTTGTGTTTGTCGTACAGCCTCAGGAACCATCACCCAATGACACCGAAATGCTTCAAATCGTTTCGGGGTCATTTGCCGTATTGCTAGGTGGGTTACTGGGTTTGCTTTCGGCCAATGGTTTGCGTGACTCTAAAGACAAGGACAAAGAAGATGACTAGTCGACCGTATACCGGCAACAAAGACGCCGTACACGCCGCCAAGCGTGAAGGTACAAAAGTTTTTGTTGACTATTGCTGTTACCTATTCGGCGTCACCAATTTGGGCATTTTCAATGACAGAAACATGGTTGGCACCACCCCACCAAAGAAATCAGTACACGCCACCTGGCGTGCCGTAGACCTCAAAGGCACCCCTGAACAAAGGTTCAAACTGATTGACTTCCTATACACCCACCGTGACATTTTGTGCATAGAAGAAATTCACGATTATGCCGGCACCTACAAAAACAACCCCAAAGGTTGGGGCGCTGGCTACCGCTGTGACAGGGACAGTTGGAAGGTGTACGACAAAAACACCATTGGTTCAAAAGGCGCCCAATGGGTACATGTCGAAGTCGCCCCACTACTGGCCGACCACCCCGATGTCGTTCACCATGCTTTCAAAACTATTATGGGTACTTGACATACCACTACCGAATCGGTAGACATACCCCGACCTGACCCCGACTGAAGGACAACAAAATGAATGTAAAGCGCTATTTAGGCTTAGCCCTATTCACCTACCTAATGTGTGCCGCTTTTGCGGTAGTGAACCAAAAAGACACGCCACCCCAAACCTACGCTGTAGTACCAGCAACAATTACCCTGGGCGACCTGTCACCCCAACAAGTACAAGACAGGGCCGTAGAACTAACTACAACAACCAGCACCAGTACCACCACTTCAACACAGCCCACCACAAAGGTGGCTTATGTTGACCCAGCGACAAAATGCCAGGAATGGTTGCCGGTGGCCGTATCTGTCGGCTGGCCAAATAACACCGAGACACTAGAAAAACTAGGGCGCCTGATTTGGAAAGAAACCAGGTGCTTAAACATTGGCTACCAACACCCAAAGTTCAATGGAAGTGACCACGGTTTAGTTCAGGCGAATAATATTCATAGGCGCTGGGCCGAAGAACTATTCGCTATGCCATTTGAAGAGTCCATGAGTGACCCAACCCTGAACCTAAGATTTGGTTTCCTGCTCTACGACACAATCGCCGAAACAGGCGCCTGTGGTTGGAAACCGTGGAGAATGTGCTAACCAATGTTGAATGTTGACCGCCCCGACTGGCAACAACTAGCAAACTGTAAAGGCATTGACACCAGCCTGTTTTTTCCCAGTAGCCCAATGGAATCAGCGGCCGCTAGAGCCGCCATAAAGCCAATTTGTGACGCCTGCCCCGTATTCGACAACTGTTTCGCTTACGCTGTGTCATTTCCCGAAAAGGCTTTACAAGGTATTTGGGCCAACACCACCGAAGGCGACAGGCGCCGTATGCGCTACTCTGCAACACCGATTGGTTATCGTAGAAATATCCCGACAACATGAAAGGCCCGACATGACAGAACAACTAGCCGAAATGACAGCGGCTATAGCGAAAGCCGAAGTAGCAATGAAAGCGGCGGCCTGGCAACTAGAACGCCAAACCGAAGATATCGCAATGCTAAGAAAAGCCCTTTTTGAACTGGCTTATGTTGCCGAAGAAAACGGTATCTATTTGTCAAATCTGACTAAGCAGACACAAGACGCCATTGTGGCCATGAGATTAGGCGGCTTCAAATGACTTGTGAATTATGCAAAAAAGAATTGACACCCTTTGACATTCGAGTACAGGACTTGTTACAAGGAATTTGCTTGAACTGTGGCAAAGCAGGCGATTGGTTACACATGACCCCCGAAGAGTCACGGCGCTGTGCAGAACTACACGCCTGGGCAAACATGACACCCAACCAACGGGCCGCATACGACAGAAACAGAGGCAACTAGTGGACTTAACAAACTATGTTGATGTACCCGAAAGATTTCGCCAAGCATTAGAACGCTGGCCTGAACTACGGGTAATGGAAAACCGCCCCGAAGTCATCACTATTGGCGACAAGACTTTCATTTCGGTAACCATGCAGATTTGGCGTACACCAGATGACCCGATACCGGCACAAGCAACATGCTTTGAACCGTTCCCAGGCAAAACCAGTTTCACCCGTGATAGTGAACAGATGAACGCTTCGACTTCTTGTTTGGGCAGGTGCTTAGGGTTAATGATGAGTTTCGGCCCGAAAATGGCTAGTGCTGAGGAAGTCCGAAACCGACAGCCTGACACCGTAGCCCCTGCAACCCTTGTGAGACAGCCTGAAAAGCCCCGTACACAGGCGCTAGGCGCTAATGCGACTAATGCACCATCAGAGGCCCAACTAAAGTTCTTACGGGGTTTAAATTGGGAAGGCCCAGTACCCGAAACACGCCAGGACGCCAGCGCTTTGATTAAAAGGCTTCAGGGTTAATGCCGCTAATAACCTTGACCGACAACCAAATGGCATTGGCTAACCAGGTAGCCGAAAAGCGTATGGCCGAAGGCGCCAAATTAGGTTTAGATACGCTTTTCAACCGTGAACGAATGACCCCCGAATGGCGGCAAAAAATAGATTTTCTAGGTGCCGTTAGTGAATTGGCTGTGTCAATTTTCTTAGGTTTACCGTGGACAGGCAAAGACGGAATAGGTACTAGCGATGTTTCAGGATTCGAAGTAAGAAGTACAGAACGCCAAGACGGGAAACAATATCGTTTGTTAGTCCGTGACCACGACAAAGACGCTATTTACATTTTCTGTATCGTTGACGCCCCCAATGTGGTAATTGCAGGCTGGGCTAGCGCCTGGCAGATTCGAAACAACGGCCAACTTATATACAAAGACACAAACGCTTACGGCCTCACCAGGGAACAGTTACACCCAATGTGGCAATTAGAAGAAGTCGCCCAATTTGCAGGCAGGACACTATGAAAGAATCAACATTTCAAAGTTCTGTCATCATGCTGGCGAAACTTCACGGCTGGCTAGTTATGCACACAAGGGCTGTGGAAATCCGCCCAGGGGTGTGGAAAACCCCGCTACAAGGACACGCTGGCTACCCCGACCTAACATTGGCCCATAAATACAAAGGCGTCATATTTGCCGAATTAAAAAGCGAAACAGGCCGCATATCAGAAAAACAAAAAGCCTGGCACGAAACATTAAAAGACGCCGGCATGGAAGTAGTAATCTGGCGCCCTCAGGACATGAAAAACATTTCAACCCGATTAGCGACAAGGAAACCCGACAATGACTGAATTTCACCAACCAATTAACCCAATTCGTATTTGGACAAAAGGAAGTAAACATCGTTTTGCCCACCCTGTGTTTGCTATCGCTATATCAAACTCACATGATGTCGAATACCTGACTATTAACGGCCAGTTTATGCCTGTGGAAGTAATTACCCATGCTGAAGTTCTTTTAAATGGTCTATGGACACCGTTACACACATTAGAAATTTCCAACCCAGCGACCTGATACAGTCCCAACACAATTTCATTAGTGACATGGCTGTACCACGGTTGTAGGTGGCGGGGCGTAAACAGGGGAACCTGGGTAGACCCCTATACACCGATGTAGGGGAACAGCGTTTCCAAACGGCACAAATGGCGAAGGTTGTCCCCTGAACAAAAATAGAACGGCTTCCTGTGGCTACTTGCCCAAATAGTGGGGAAGGCAAACCACCCAACCCTGTCATGGAATAAGGTAACAACTGAGCCTGCGAAGGCGTTAGTTCATTTGACCTAGGAGAATCCCGACATGGCTAGAGAACATACAACCAATGACCCCACATACCGCCGTAACAGACTGACCCTACTGTCAGACAACCCACCCTGTTACCGATGTGGCAAACCAGCAGACACAGCCGACCACATAGTCGAAGTAGACAGAGGCGGCACCAATGAATTAGAGAACCTCAGGCCAGCGTGCCGTAAATGCAACAGCACTACTGGGGCCTTGTATAAAGCCAAGCGAGATGCCCAACGCATACAAAAACGAAATGAAGCCGTAAACCATTTTTTTGACACAAACTTAAAGCC